GTTAGCTGCATGAATGTCTGGAATACCATTGATTGTGCTAGATTCTATGCGGGTTAAATGAAAACCAGTTAAGTTCTTTTTAACCTTTTGCCAAAGCCTTGCCTCTTGTGCTTTTATTGTCATTAATTAACTTAATTTCTTTATATTCTTAATTACAGAATTTGGAATTATAGTAGTATTACCTATGCTTTCAATGTCAATACCATTATCAGCATAAGAGTAATCACCAAACAACTTAGTTATGCCTTTTGCTTGTGAAAACAAATGACCTTTTGTAATACATGTTGCTAAATTAGATTTTTTCAGTTCTTCAAATGTAGACCAACTGCTGTTTGATACGATATCATACCACTCAACAGCGACCATTGGATATTTATCTATCTGATCTTTTACTTTTTTTGGTATAGCTATTTTTTTTCTCATAAATTTTTACCGATACACTCCCAACAGATGTAAACATTGTGGAGTTGTGTACTTGATTGAAGACTTTGATCCATTCAGACCAACTAGCCTTTTTTAATAAGTGCTGTGTCTTCAGATTGAACCTCGATCGTTTTGGCGTTGTGACCATCGATCTTCTCTGAAAGCTCTTTGAGTTTGTTCTCAAGCTCTTCACGTGACATACCCTCCAGACCTGTTACTCTTACTTCTTTTCTATCAATGAATGCACCTGCTAATTGTCCAGATCTATATTCTGCATTTATAGCTGCAGCAAACTGATCTTTCTTTTCTGCCTTATCAGCAAGTCTTTCAAATCTTTTGTAACGTCTGAGATTGTCACTCTCATATTTTTTTACTTCTTGTTCAAACCTCTTGTCATAATACTTAGCAACATGAGGATTAATTCTTCTATTTAATAATTGTGAAGCAGTAGATCTAGCACTATTGATATCTTTACAATCATATCCTGCACGCTTCAAAGCTTCTGCCTGAGTTATCTGGCCATGATCTTGCACCATGATCTCAACAAACATTTTTTGTTTTGGTGTGAGATCTTTTTCAGTTCTCAATTCTTTTTTTGTAAGCCCACCCATTATTTATTTAGTTTGTCAATGTCTCTTGTAATAGACATTACATCTTTTCTATATTTAATTAATTTGTCACTCTGTGCTATTGTTTTTGGATTTTTATTATTATCTCTTTTGATTATTGCAAAAGTTCTTTTACTTTTCAATTGATCTCTAATTCCAGATTTTACATCCTCTTTTGCTGTAGATCTGCTTACACCAAATTTATTCACAATCTGTTGGGTTTTATTACCAGTTTTAAAATATTTTTTAGCAGCAGCTTTAATACCTTTTGTAAGCAACCCACCAGCTAGCATACCAGCAATTCCACCTTTCTTTTTGTTACGCATCAAAAGAAGTTGGTAATTTCTTATTGCAGATTCTGCCATTTCTTTTTTCATTTGTTTTCTTTGAGCAAAGGTCAAAGGTTGAACCTGCATTGTTTTACCCGCTTTGTCAGATGCAAAAGCTTTTCCATAAATTACAGGTTTTCTAAATTTTTTCTTTTCTCTTTTTGATCTCTCAATACCAACTAATATTCTTCTTTTAAGACCTGGTTGAGCTTTAAACTCTGCAGCTCCAGTAAATTTAGTTCCTCTTATCCTTCTCTTGAAATCTGCCTTTTTTAAAGAAAAAGGAACAACAGGTGTTTTAGTTTTTTTTGATCTTTTTACCTCAGCTTTATGTGCTTTGTGTAGTCTTCTAAATCCTTCTTTGACTGTTTTAAATATTATTCCTCTCATATTTTTATTATATAGATTATTTCATCGCAAAGTAATACCCTATAAAACTTCTGATTGCGTTCCCGCAAGACTGGTGTATCCCAGATACACCATAGATACACCATAGATACACCACTAAAATTGATTAAAACCATTGATATTACTGACTAATAATCGTTTAGATACACCAGATACACCATTATTACCCCCTGGGGTGCTTTTCATTGTTCATTAGTCTTAGATATCTATATAGTAAATATTTATTGATTGTCCGGTATCCGGTATTCTGTTATAATTATCCTATGGTCCTTAAAAAAGATCAATATTTCATTAGTTCCTGGGGGTGGAGTCTATGCTCTCTTTGATTTCTCCCTCAGGGGTAAAACATTTCAGACCACCATGACCACTATTTGATTTTTACCTTACCTGAGTATACTTTCCTTTTAATTTCTGCCCTCTCTTCCTTAGTCTTAGCATTACGATACAATCTATAGAACTCTCGATAATTGATCCATGACTTCTGCAGCTCTGTAAATTTAATTTTACCAATGTCGATCAACTTAATATACTCCTCACGTACCATCTGCGGGTCCATATCAGCGTTCCAACATACGTCTTGAAAATCTTTACCATTCTCTAAAAACCATTTATGGCTATCCTCTTTCCAATAGGTTTCTCTTTTAAACCCACTCAGGGACAACGAATCCTCGAAAGCCTGTAGCAGTATAGCTTGAAATAATCTTATCTCGGGTGGACGTTTTTCTCTTGCAAACTCCATAGCTAACTTAATGCCCAAATTTTTTAACAAGTTTGGTGAATAACTCATAAAACTTTTTGATAGTTGGTTTTGGATAATTCTGGGATTTACAGAATTCGTAATCGTCTAGGATATTTTCGATATATTCAGTCTTCACCTCACCTGGTAAAGCATGCACAAAATAGATTGTTTTACTTATTAGATCTCTAGGAACCCTCGGCATCTGCATAACCACGATGTGGGAAAAGATATGGATTATGGATCACACCGTGGCTACACATTTTTGACAACCAATTTCAAACCTTTAGCCTGAGCTATTTTCTTCCTACCTGATTGCCATCTTGACTCGATTTTATCGAGAAAAGATAAACTGAAATTTCCTAAACCATAGTCATTTCCACAATACAACTGAAACATCAAACTGGTTAACTCATCATAAGTTTTTTTGTTTGGTGCAAGCATAACTAACTTGTCCAACGCCTGGTCTAATGCTTCTTCACTGCCTTTTTTTACAGCTTTACCCACTAAAATCTCCTTTATTTAAAGTTAAATTAGCGTTCGTTGTTCTGGATTCATAAGGTGTTTTGAAGCCTCACCTTTTCATTTAGGCTTAGGAATACGTATGTAATGTTATTATAAAATTTGTGACTTATTTGCAACAAAAAAAAGGGGCCAGTCTCCCGACCCCTCTCCAAACCCAGGTTCAAGGTTAACCATCCAACCTGCAGTTCTACTTACCATTCAGAAGTTTTTTACCTTCTGAGAGTAAATTCTCTTTCATCTTTTGATAGCTCTTTCCCTCTTTTTTGGCTATCTTTCTCACCTCTTCATCAACTAATTTTGCAATCATTGAGCCAGGTCTTCTAAACCCTGCCTTTCCCATTGCTCTAATCAGCGTATATGATTCGATATCTACAGCACAAGATTTCCATTTGTTGATGTCCATGACTCCTCCTAATGCTCTTGATATTCTTTAGAATCAAAGAAATCAAGAAGTTTTATTTTCTTTTTACTTCTGCCACTATTGTAGATTTTCTCAATAATCATGATGTAATCTCTTGTGCTTGTACCAGACAAAAACCATGAAGACTTAGTTTTACAGGCTTCTCTAAACCTTTTAAGATCAAAGTCTGGACACTTATCAGCTATGATATAGGCCATGACCATAGATCTCTTTAGTCTTCTTTTGGTATCGTCCATACCTAGAAAATACTTTTTTAAGGTATTCAAAGCACTACCAATACGATCACAATTCTCAATACCACCTGCAGGAATTTTAAATTCACCAGTTTTAAAATCTGTTGAGATACGATTCCAAAGTGAGCATTGTTTTAGTAGCAACACGATTGCTTCAGCAACATTGACACCATACTGATTCATTTTTTGTTTACAGACTTTGTAATCAAATTTACCTCTTGCACAATGATGGTTCAAATATGCTTCCATGGACCAATTCTTTCTGCCCGTATTGAGTCTTGCAACATCAAGTGGATCATCAGAATTCATAATGATGTAAGGCACCTTCAGATCTAGCTCTTTTCTAGCTTGTAAAGTATGCTGACCATCTATTACTTCCATGTTTTTATTTACACGTATTGGATCAAAAAGATCTTTTTCAGCAATCAATCTCTTCAATTGCTTTACGTGTGCTTCGTCTACAGGTCTATTACCTCTAGCTTTTTTAAACTTTGAGTAATCTGTTGTCTCAAAGAATTTATTTTTTATTGCATTGTTCATATCTTTTCCTCCTCTGTTAGAACAATATTGTGTATACAAGGCCAACAATAGCTAATGCTGTAATCTTTGGCATTGTAAGAAACAAGACTAAAAGAAATATTTTAAAAAAATCATAAACCATTATCTTGCTCATCTTGTTTACATTTTATTTCATCCCAAACTAATGCACAGGATGCATCTATGCTTAATGGATAAACTGGACCATTCTCAAAAGTAAAATGAGTTTGTTGTAAACGTTTCATTCTATCTTGAAAATGATCATCACCATATTCAATTGGATCGCCAGTAGCAGTCGTTGTTTCAGACGCTGCTAAAATTCTGTCAACCTTCTTGACAAAGTTTAAGAACTCTTCGGATTTACTATTAATTATTAATTTTTGGCTCATCGTATTTCCAAAGGTTAAATTTATCTATTACAGCACTAAGACCAGAGTGAAATTTTATTTTACCACTCATGATATCTTTTGCTTTTACAGTTTGGTAAACATCACCATTTACACTTAACTGCAATTCTCTTGTTGACTCATTAAACTCAACTGAAAAGACATGAGTCATGACAACGCTTTTTGGTTTTACTTCCCATTCAGGTTTTAAAACCAAGGCCTCGCCTAACTTTTCAGCAGCTGTCATAGATCTAAGAAAATCATTTGTTTCCTTATGTCTATCTGTATCAGCTATCTCTTTTTCTGTTTTCATGATAACCTCTTTGTTAGTATTTTTAAAAAACATGAATTCCTTATAAACATTTTCATGGGATATGCAAGGAAAAAATACTATGGGATAATATAGGAATATGACCAAATATTTATTAATTATGTATATGTGCAGCATGCTAAGTGGCCAGTGTCCGTCATCACATGTAACTGGATATTCATTCGACACTCATGCAGCATGTGTTGAATATGGCTATAGAGTGGCACATGGCACCTTTAAATCATTAGAGGAGGTTGAGGAAATGGAGCGTGAATACATAGAAAATAGCAGAATTGTGGTCAGATTTGATTGTAAACCAGTAGAAGTGCCAAAAGAGATAGTGCCTATGCCAAAACCAAAAGTGTCAACATAGTTGACCTTTTCTCTTAAAATGATGTATAATAATACATGAAGCTATATCGCGTCCAAGCAAAATATAAAAACATATTACTTGATGAGATGCTTGAGGCAGAGAACGATAAGGCTGCTCTTGACACGTTTTACAAGAAGGTTGAGTCAGGAGATGTAATAGAGAAGGATGCTGGTGGGTTTTTAGATCCAGACAGACTTTTCATAACCTTCGAGGAGGTAGATACAAATGTCTCTACAAGAACTAGTGGCGAAGAAACTTCAGTTGGAGTCGAAGTGGGCATCCCAGGCATTAAAGCAGGGTAATGTCACACCAGATATGAAGTGGCTCGACATTAAAATTAAAGATGTAAAGGTCAAAATCAATGAATATGACATTGAAGTAGCTAAAACAGACCTTTTACAAAAAGCAGGTTAAGCTTTTTAAAAAATACCAATTTTATCCCTAAGACTCGTGCGCTCTAAATTTTCGTAAAAGCATTCAGTGTCGCATCTAGAATAGAACCCCTGCAACAGGTGGTCGTCTATT